ACCTATTACTGCCTTTTTGGTATTGGCCTTTAGCGTTTCTAAATCTTATGTTTTTACTCTTTGCCCAGTCTGCTAATATCTGCATAGGTGGCATTTTGTTTGTATACTTGAATTTACTGTATGGTGCTTTTTGTACCCCTCCTTTTATCAGGCTAGGGTTTGCACCTTTAACCCCCTCGTCTACGAATACACCATAGTCTTCCATCAAGAAATCTACTAAGAAGTCGGTTGCCTCTTGTTCAACGTCATATGATATAGAGTTGTACAATGCCCCCGCTCCTTTTTGGTCTTTGGTCAGGTTTGACTTTGCTTGTTGCACTACATACTTAGCGTATTTGTTCAGTATTTCGTCAAGGTTGTTAAAGTCCATTAGCAGATATAAATGTCGTTGTATATCATTACGTCCATAGTTGCTGACCATCCTGCCAGTTGGTTTTCAAACCTGTCATAAAATGGCGTGAGGCTAGGGCTTCCATCTAGCTGATACATATCTGTGTATAGTGTACCCATTCTAAGGCGCTGAATAAGCCTGTTAAGCACCGCTAATTGAGTGTTAAGAATATCCTGCACATCGTTGTTTCCTTTAAACCTGTCAAGAGTGGGTTCCTTTGATTGGTTAACAATGTCACAGGCTAGAATAGTAATATTAAATCTTAGTATTTGCTCCTCGTCTGTTACGTTATTAATAATAATATGACCAAGCGGAAATATGTCCTGCTTGTTTAGGTTGACGTCTGTGATGTCACCCGTGGTTACCGTGTTTATATTTTGGTCTTGTAGCAGCTCTGTCTTGATTGTTTCAGTTAGCTGATAGAAACCCCTTACGCCTTCGTTGCTCATTTGAAATTCTTTTTAATTTGTTTAGCCTCTAAATCGTTTTTGTCTTTCATAAATGATAGCATCATAAAACAAGCGTGAAATTTTAGTTTAGTGATATCTTCAAATCTTGTAACATCTCCGTGAGCGAGTGCATAAATTGATTGATACCAACCCCATTTTCTTGAGAATTGAGATACTGAGTCAAGGCTTCTATCTCCCCCTCCTCCAAAGAGCTCGTCATAATTTTCGATAACTCTAGCCCTAAATTCCACAAAAAAAAAATAGAGGATAATACGGCATCCATTGGCATATCAAGGAGTATCTCTTCATTACCTACTACATACTCGTCTATGTTGTATTTGTCCTTTAGCTTGACGATGACAGGCCTGTAAAGTACATTCATTGCTTTCTCCATATTCTCCCAATCACCTATGAAGGTGTCAAGGTCAATGTATTCTCCTAGAGTTAGCTCATCAAGCTGTGGTTGGAAACCGTATTCAATGCCGTTCAATTTAAAGCGTGTGACAAGGCTGGGTTTCTCGTTAAATATATTTGATATGATGGTGGATATCTCAGTAGAGTCCTTCATCTGTAATAGCATAACCTTGTCTAATTCAACGCCACAGAATATTTCAATCATCTTAGCACTCAAGAACCGTTCATTGTCAACAGAGTCTTCAATCTTCATATACTTCTTGTACTGCCTTAAAGTGATGTCCTTTAATGAACTGGGTATCTTGATTTTAATTGCCATACTTATATAACGTATTTAATTAGTCATTTTATAGTGTCAAATTTAAATAAAAAAAGGCAGCCATTTCTGACCGCCTCCTTTTAGACATTAAGTATATTTTATTTATTAGACGATTACACCCACATATCTATTTGCTTAACAATTTCGTCTTTCAACTCCCTGTCTATTCTAGACCAATCAACCGTTTCTGAGTGTTCCAAGGCACTTATGGTGATTTCTATGTCTTCAGGGTTATAAGCCGCTTCATAATCTGAAGGCGTGTCGTAGTCTCCTCGTGTGCCTACGTAACCTACTGAACCAGTTAAGTATATTGTGTCATTGCCGTATATAAAGTCAAAGTCAAAGTCCATATTATTTGATTATTTGCATTAGGTTACTATTGATTTCCTTAACGAAAGAATCTTTTTGTAGTTTATCTAATGCTTGTAGAGCTAAAAAATCAGGCTTCTCGTTACTGTTGAAGTTGCTAATCAATGTTGTGGTAATTTCTTGCAGTGTCATAATCGTTGTTTTGTTTGTTATTACTTATGTAAATATAAGGAGTATATATTTAATACACAAATTATTTAATAACTTTTATTCTACTGGTAAAGTGATGTTGTCTTGAACCCATTCGTATAAGGCTGCAAAAGCGGCTTCTGTGATGTTGGTGATATCTCCGAAGTCATTGTTTTCCCAGCTTGTAAAGTTCAATGCTTTAACAATATCAAAACAATCTGAGTAGTAAGTACATTCTCTGTCAATCTCTTGGTGAATTAATTCCCAAACATCTTCAGGTTGTTCTACTGTAATTGTGTCTTCTAACTCTAGTAAAAAATCGTTCTCGTTAAATGCGCTCATCTTGTGTCTGTTTTTGTTGTTGTTATTACTGGTGTAAATGTAAGGACTATATATTTAATACACAAATAATTTTATAACTTTTATTTTAAGATATCGTATACCGCCCGAAATTAGGGGATGACAGGATAGAATAAGTAGCATAACGACAGGAATCAATGATATGATTATGCTTGTCTTCAGGAGTATTTATTAGCATACCTGCTTTATCTTCTTTCCATTTGTAGTTCCTGAACTCTGATATTGCGTTTGTTGAAGATGACAACACATTTATCTTGTACCTCTTGAGTAAATCAATACCAGCGTTTATAGAGTCTCTACCTTTTATACTAGGAGCTATGTTATGTCCCATCTTACGCAGTTCACTAATTAAACGGGGCTCAGCGTTGTCTGCATAAATTGGCTTCCCTAGAAGCTCTTCAGCCTTTAAGAACAGGTTTATGTCTTGAGTAGTCATTTGGGTTTTATACAGGTGTTCTTTTATATAGAGATTCAAGCCTTGCGTATAAACTGATACAAATGTTGTAGGGTCATTGGTGTACCCGAAATCCATACCGTAAGCAACTAACTCAGCTTCTTGTGGTATAATGTTTACCTCTGTGTATTTAAAAATTGTGCTCCTGCTGGCTGCGCGTTCTCCTAAGCCGTATATCTGCCAGTATTGTTCATCGGTATCTCTTAGGCGTTCAATCTCCTTTATAATTGAATCCTCTACAAAGGGGTTATCTAGATAGGTTGTCTTGAAAAAATCACAGTCCTCCCTTGGTATTACCTTGTCATAAATCCAATGGTATTCATCAGAGGGGTTAAAGTCTAATACTATGCGCTCTTGTGTTCTAAATACTAGCTGCTGCCAATCTTCAAAGAATAGCTCATTACCCTCGTTAATAAAAAGCAAGTCCCTCTTACGCCCTCTAATCTTCTGAGGCTGGTCTAAGGATATAAACTCTACTAGGTTACCAAATAGATAATACTCAGAATTAGACTTGTTGTGATGCCTCTCACTATATAGCTTGTTCGCTTGTAGTATAGACATAAAATCACGCAACACCGTAGCCCGTAGACTAGGGAATGATTTGCGGCATATGGTTATGACCTTATCGTGATTCCTTGTGCAGTATTCAAATATAATCCACAAGATGATATTATAGGTTTTGCCCGACCTTGTACCCCCTTGTTCAATTACAATCTTTTTGTCACTATTGACTAGATGCTGGTATACAACATTAGTCTTTATTTTTAATTGAGTCAATGATTTCTATTTGGAAGTTAGTAGGCATTCCTTCAGCTCCTGTTATTTCTTGACGTTCAATGTAACCCCTGTTCTTGCCCTTAGTCTTGAGGTAGAATATTGTTGCGCTGGTATTGCCGTCTAGTATCTGCTTATGCAGTTGACTCTCTGCAAAATCTAAAGCAATATTTGATATGTCTTCTACCTTCTCTTTAAAGACCTCATCGTCCTTACAATACTTGTAAAAGGTTTCACGGCTACAACCTGCATTCTTGCAAGCTGTGGTGACTACGCCTAATGATTTCTCTAAGGCTGTTATTAGAGTCTCTTTTAATATGTCAGATTTTGTCATAATGTTTACTTAGGTTTCCACGCTTTGCTAAATTCTGCGTCTTTGAATACTTCACTCTTGGGTATGCCTGACCTGAATAATAACCTTACGACCTCTTCTTTTTCCATTCCCAGCCTTTTAATAATTTCTTGACCTGTAATACCTTCTTCAACCATACTGGTAATGATATCGCTCATTGCTAATACTCCGTGTGTACCCCTTGCTCTATTGTGGCGTATAGTGGCCATCTTTTGCTGTGATACATCTTTTGTCTCCACCATAACGGTTGGTATCTTCCCGTCCGTTAGAGCGTAAATTTCTTTATGCCCTGAAACTGTCCACCTGTGAAACCCGTCAACAATTGTATAGTCAGGGTTAACTACTATGGGCTGTGTCCAACCGTCTTCTAATATAGATATCTTCAAGAGTTTTAATTCAGGTGGAGCTACCTTGTTAGGGTTGTAATTGTTTGGCTTTAGTTTTTCTCTATCTAACCAAGTGATTTTGTCTAATGGCTGTTTCATTTATTTTTAAATCTTTTATTTTTATATTCTTCGCTGCCAAATCTCATAACAGCTTCGTCAAAGGAGTTTATGCCTAGTTTCTTCTGTTCAGTAATAGCATTGTTTTCTAAGGTTGGTCCTGTTCTACCTCTTAAATCTCCCTTTATTATTAGTTTACAAATAAACTTCCATCCAGTACCCGTTAATGGGTGTGGGGATTCATCAGGTATCTTGTCATTTGTTTTGTCATAATGTCTTTTAATAATTGAATTTATATTTTGTTTTACTAAAATAACTTCTTCAGTTTCATAGCTGTCAATTAAAATGTTAGACCATTTTTTATAAGTAGTTGAACTCGGTTTCTCTACGTTTCCATACCCATAAATATCTGTGTTTGCATATCTCCAAGCAGTTGCAACGCCTGGACATCTGTTTAGCATTTTATGCCACATTTCAGGAAAACATTGTGAGTACATCCACAAACCCCTTAATGACTCTTCACCAAATGGAGGACACACTCTTTGAGCAAGGTAACCTTCAAATAGTTTTGTTTGGTTCATTATATCATAAGTACGATTATAATCCCAGCCAAATTTCTTAACACATAGCCAAACATCTTCACTACTCATATCATAAATTGGATGAGCTATTGCGGTATGACCGTTTCTTGAAATATAGTTGTCGTTTTTTTTAGTTGACACAGCTTTCATTCTTCTAAAACTTTCCTGTGTTCGTACCCCTGTAAGGGTAACTGTTGTACCGTCACTTTTATTTGCCAATGTTTCACTGAAGGCTTGCCAGCTTTGACCTTTTTTAAAGTTTGGATGTTCACTTATTACACAATCTAAATCAGGCATTTCACGAACCCATAAATCAGTCTCGTTTTTATCCCAACCATAAAAATAAGGATGTTCTATTGAACAAGCGTTTCTGTGCTTAAACTCAAGACAATACCAATTTAATGTTACATCTTTTATTTTAGAAACTCTTTCAACATATTCAATTGTCGGTGGGTGTATAGCTTCTTCATCGTAAAAGTTTACAATCACTTTTTTGTCAAGTTCTTTTGCTACTTTTAAAGTCATATTTAAGATACAAGTACTGTCTTTTCCTCCCGAAAAATTAACTACTACATTATCAAAAGAAGTAAATAGATACTTTATTCTTTCACACCCTGCATCAAAAACATTTACCTCACCATATTCTTTTTTTCTTACCCTCATTATTTAGTTCTAATATCATTCAATTTACTCGCTGAAATACCGTTTACAATTGTTTTGTTTAGCATTGGGTGATTTTCATCAGTAGCACCAAAATCTGAATCAGGGTGATAAGCAACTAACTTCATTGTAATATCTTTTCCGTGGTCTGACCTGAACTTATGTTGAGTTCCTTTTTTTAAAAAGAATATTTGACCAGCTTTTAATTCATATGTTTCTTCAGGTGTTTCACATTTAGCCCCTCCTTTAAATATAAATCCTGAGCGAGTTGATGGGTGTGTGTGCATTGTTTGATTAACACCTTCGGGCATATATAAAGCATTCATACAGGGAAGGCCTAATTTAATAGGATTTGATAGAATTGAATCTTTACAGCCGTCAATGTATTTTAACCTACCAAAATCTTCCACTAAGCCCTTTGACATAACTCCTAAGTAACCTTCTTTCTGCCAAGCACAAAACCTATAAGTAGAACTTACAATGCTAATAGAAGCGTTGTAGCGAGTTGTGAACCATTCACCTTCATTTAGCAGGAACTCTTTGTCTTCATCTTTTATTAAGATTTGACCTTTGTCTACATAACCATAAATACCACCACCGTTGAGATTTATTGTTGATTCAATTCTTTTTTTACTCCAATTTTCCCAGCCGTATACATTAGTACCTTCTTCGTCTGTTGTTATAAAACCGTTGTAGTTTTCAAATATCTCAAATCCTGAAGTCATTTTAAAATTGTTTAGTTGCGTTGTTTATTGAAATACCGTGTGAAGCAAAATCAATGGGTTTAAATACCACTTCATCCATATTAACGTGCTTTGATAATTTCATTATTGATAAAACCAATTCACCCATATCTTCAGGTTCAATTGCTCTTATACCTTGAATGTGTTTTTCTGCTTTTTCAGTATCTCCGTTATATCTTCTTTTCAAGAAATTAGTATTACCTAATCCTGATTCAATAGTTGTTGTTTTAATACCCGTGCCCAACCATTCTTTTCTTATGGTTTTCATTATAGTTGTTGAGGCTGCTTTAGATGCACAATAATCAGCGCCGCCTACATAGCTTAACTCACTTGCTATGCTCCCAATATAAATGAAATTACCTTTACTCTTTGATAGTGGCTTATAAGAGTATTTTAATGCTTTTAATAAACCAATAGTATTCACTTGAATAACCTTTTCCATATCAAGAATACTTTTATTAGAAACATATTCTTTACCAATAGCAATACCTGATGCGTAAATAATTGAATCAATATCTTTTTCAGTTTCAAATAATTGCTTTAGTGTATCGGTATCAATTACGTCTACTTTGGGCAAAGATGTTGTTCCTAATGGAATGGCATTAAAACCGTTTTTATTCAAAGTGTTTACAATACCTAGACCAAACCCTGATGTTCCTCCTATTACTAATACTTTTTTATTATTCATTTTCTTATTTGTTTTTATAAACTCTAATAATTTCCATTAACGCTTCTTCTTGTTTTTCAAAAACGTATTCTTTTTTTATTTTACTTAATAATTCCAAGAAAATAATTTTGTTTTCGTGCAACATTACTAATTCAAAAAGCGAATAATCGTCATCTGTCATTTTTGGTTCTTTAGATAAGGAGTCAATTTCTGAATCATTTACATCAAACAAATCATCTTCCTGCGCTCCTTGCCATACGTCCATTCCCCAGTCCTTTAATTCTCTAGTGTCCCAAGAGTTAGCGAGTATGTCCCAATCCCATTCACCAAAGCCTACATTGTCTTTAATGACAAATTGCTGCACCTGTTCTTTTGTAAGGTTTTCAGCTTTAATTATGTATATCTCTTTTAACCCAAGTTCTTGACAGGCCTTGAATCTCATATTGCCGCCAATGATACCCATTTCACTATTGACTACAATTGGTCTTAGTTGTAGCATCTCAGGAAATTCTTTAATGCTTTTAACCAACTTCTCAAATTTGTCTTTTTTTATTATCCTAGGATTTAAAGGATTTGAAAAGACCTTGTTGATTTTAACTTTTTGTATCATTTGTTTTTTTCATTTTGTAAAGTAAATATCCATTCCATAGCAGGAGCAAAATCAGGACAATAGTAATGTCAATCATTTTCTATTCCATTATTGTCTAAATCTCTCTGCATCAATTGTAGTATTGTCATCTCTCTTTGGTGTTAAAAAGAGGGGTCGGTTTGTATTTAACCTAAAGTGTTTCCCTACAAGGGATTAATTTATAGTTAACCGCCCCTCTCTTTTCTTTGTATATAAGGGGAGCATTTTAATCCTTGCCTACTCCTAGCACAAAAACTGTCCGCACTCCCCTCATATGTCGTGCACTTATAAAAAAAAGGGAAAGCGGCTTACTTCCCCAAGTAAAGACTAATAATATTAGTTTAAACCGCCTTCTCTTATGTTTTTAACCCAAGTGTTTTTTATTGCTTTTATCTTGCCTCTCATCTCTTGCGTTCTATGTGTTGGCACATCTAATACAAGGTTAACCAATGGGTTTTCAATCTTCTTATTTAATTCTAAAAACTCGGATTCCAGCTTAATATATTTTTTCTCAAGATATTCAATTTTATCGATTTCATCAAAAGGTACATTGTCTGTAAAATAAAATCTTTTCTCTAAGCGGCCTAGCTTTATATTTTTGTTCCTGTACTTTGGGTACATCTTGACAAGGTGCATTGCTGTTGAGTGGTTCATATGCTTCCCGTTTTTCTCAAAAAGTTCAGATATGTATGTCCATCTCATTTGTAGCTTATCTCTAAGAATCCAACATACTAAAGACCTTAGTTCAACATAATCAGCTTCCCTTGTGTTTTTGTATATATCTATTCCTGAAATTTCTTTTATATCAGTTGCTACCTGTATTGGTGTAGGGTTTTTTTTCATTAGTCAATTCTTAATTTTAAAAGGTTGTAGCACTCAGCATATTTTTGACGTGCCTTCCCTTTGTATTCTTTTTTAAATAATTCAAATAATTTTCTAGTGTACTGATATTTAGTGCTGCACCCATCAAAGTATTTCTCAGCAAATCGCTTCCCTTTACCTTTAAAGTAATTGACGTTGTCAGCGGTGTCTCCTGCTATCATTTGCTCATAGAAATTATACAATGCCTGCTCTTCTGATATATCTAGTATCTCCTTATGCTTATAGTGGTAATTGTACATAAGGCACGGGAACTGTTTATAGTCCTTGTCAATGCTTACAATCATTACCTCATTACGTCCTATGTCTTTGCTTATGTTATACCAGTACCTTGCGACCATATCGTCAGTTTCAACCCCGTACCCGTAGATACTATCATATTGCTTTTTTGCGTAGTCGTGCATCTCGTTTAACAATGGTGGAAGTTCCTGTTTCTTTCTATTGGCTTTGTATTTTCTTGTTATCAGTTTCCTGAAATTACCTTTTGAACCGCTAAATGTAAGAACCTTGTCTATGGTGTACATCATCTCTAGATGGTTCACGATAGCCATAAACTGCTCATCAAACTTATTACGGGCAAAGTATATGTCTGAGTGATACGGGTCATCGTCAGGGCTTTCTCTTTGCTTGTAACAACTGGCAAATATTAAACTGTCTGCATCTACTAGCAGTATCATAATTCTTTTAACTCATTTTTAATGCGTTGCAATGTGCTGTCTTGTTGTTTAATTTGCTCTAAACAAACGAGGTTTATGATAGCAGGTAAGTCTTGAAATAATTGGTCAACCGCTATTGTTAACCATTGGTCATCTCCGTACCCTATTGTCAATTCACCGTTTGATGCGTGGAGGCTATGTGTTTCTCCTATGTATGTATGTCTTTTAGACTCATTTAAAAGGTCTTCTAAACGTGCTACCTCTGCTTTCAATTCGTTTACTAAATTCATAATATTTTTATATCTAGTTTAAAAAAATTCTTGACTCCCTCGGTTTTTTTTATTTGATAATTGATTATCACATCTGTAAGGCTGGGGTCATCTTTTGTATACAGTTCAATCTGTTGTTTAATATAAAGCAACTCTTCACGGGTTACTTTCATATTATCCTCTGTTTAAAGAGTCAAACAATTCTGACATATCAGCTATCGTTTGTTGTATTATCTCTTTCTGCTCTTGGCCTTTGGCGTGTACATTTTCAAAAGACATAAGCTGTCCTAAAATCTCTCCGTACTTGAATGCGTCTTTGTTTGTCATTGTTTCTGTTTTTATTTGTTATGCTAATATACACAAAAAACTTAATAAGTCCTGTGTTTTATTTTTAATCTATGAAATAAATATTGTCTAAAAGAAATTTAATCATTCTGCTTTCAGTCATAGAACCTGTTCTCTGTACGTTTCCTGATAAATAAACTTGGTAATTGCTTATGCCGTAACGTCTAACTTCTACTAAACCCTCTCTACTTCCGCAGATGGCTAAACGCCCGTTATATGTTATTGAGTTTATTTCTTCTTTAACTACTGCAATTAATTCTTTTGAATAATTCATTGTATCTGTTTTTGTTGTTATTACTTCTGTAAAGATAGACGTATAACTTTATAAACAAAACATTTAACAACTTTTATTTAGAAAA